GGATTAAACGCTGCTGCTTTTTTCTTTGGCATTACTTTACCATTCTAAATGGAGAGTCAATCCAACTATCTGATTTAGCAACTGGTATGCAATTAGGAACTGGCTTACCGTCTGCTCCTGGCTTCATTCCTCTTTGTACATATCCATCCCAACAAGGTGCTTGCTTACTTACATTACCACAGCAATCTGATTTCATTTCTCCAGCCTGACACTGAGGACACTCTTCGCATGTTACATTTAATTCTTTGCACATAGGGCATCCGCAACCTTCGTATGCTTTGCTAATTGATTTTCCAATTGATGAGTCATACATTGCCATTGCTGTTTCTGAATCCATTGTGTGATTATCCATATCTGCTTTTTCAGCATCCTTGTACATCATGCCAATACTGTATGCTGTTGGCTTCCATGTACTGTTTTCTTCTTTGTGTATTCTAACTGACATTGCTGGATTTTCTGGTGGCATTGAAACTAAAGCATATTCTGATCCAGGTGTACCAAGTATCCCACCCTCAGTCATGATGTGCTCTATAACGCCGTGTACAACCCCCTCAGAGGTTGATCCCATAACAAAGTCGCCTTCTTTTAGCATATAATTATTATAGCATGCCGTTAAGTCTATTATGGGTCCTTATTCTGTGGCAGTTGGCACAAACCACCTCACACTTTTCAATCTCTTTCTTAATAGCCCTCCATGAAAAACCATCATGGATCATCCTTGACACATTATATTTCTTGTCTCTTATGTGATCAAAGTCTAGGATAATATGGTTGCTAATTCCACAATCTACACAGCCAGAATCTTCTTTTATCTTAGCAAGCATCTTTTTATACTGCTGCTTGTTATAACTTTCCAACTCTTTGTCAGTCATTGTTATCATTATACCGTGAAAATATTAAGGCCCCACACAGGCAATTCACCTGACTTGCGCCACGGTCTCTATCCAATGGGTAACTAATCCATCACTAAGGTCCTGTGTGGGGACTACTATATTGTACTACTTAATTGCTATTGTTTTTGGCAGTTTGTCTTCTGGGATCTGCTTCTCAAGTCTGATATCCAAGATACCATCCTTAAACTCAGCCCCAACTACCTCAACAAACTCAGGAAGGGTGAAGATATCAGTAAACTTACGAGCAGCAATGCCCTTATGTAGATACTCTGCACCCTCTGGTAACTCAGCATCCTGCTTCTCGCCCTTGATTGTAAGTTTGCGATTGTCTAGCGATACTGAGACATCATCCTTAGAAAATCCAGCCAAAGCAAATGAAAGAATATACTCTGTATCATTTAGTTTGATTTGATTATAAGGTGGATAGTTTGTTGTTGTTGTTACCTTCTGTAGATTTGAGAAGGTGTTAAAAAATGGATCATTAAAAAGATCCAGTGCTGTTTTTACCATTTTATTCCCCTTTCAAGCGAATAAGTTAATTTACCCCCCATTTGGGCAGGTATTAATATTATAGCATAAGAAAGGAGCAGTTTAAAGACTTGCTCAGGTCTATCGGTCACGGCAAAGGCCTACCGACCCTCATAGAGCATCCGTACTCAGCAATATCGTTGCTTATAAAGCAACTGCATGTATCATGACGGAATACTATATTGTACTACTTAATTTCAATAGTTTTTATTTTATGATGGCCATATATTTTGTCCAGCAACGACAATGGTTGTGTAGTGCTGCTCATATTTTTTAATGTCAAAATTTTCTAAAACTTCACCGATTGTGCTTTTGTGTATTATTTCATCACCCAGACTTACATTCATGCATATGGATATTTCTCTGCTGGGGCCATAGTGTTTTTTCATTAAAGATATAGCATCAAACATTTCTGGATCATGTACTTGAAAAATTAAGACATTTGGGCTTGATGAATACTGACCAATAAACTTATCCATCTGCTCAAAACTTAGATCAACAATTGGCTGAAAAGACCATGCTCTGTGGCTTTCTGGAGTTGGAAATATTTTAGAAGATAGCAGGGAAGACGTAACAGAGTCTACACCTGGTAGCAATTCAACAACAATGCCATGATCCTCTAGAAATTGTTTTAGGTCAAGCCCAGGGTCTTCAATACCAACAGATCCTCTTTCTGGTAAATAGATCATGGTTTTTCCATCTTTTACTAATTGCAATATCTTTTCTTTTATTCCATCTACACTCATAGACCCGTGGCTTTTACCTTCTGAGTTTCTATTTCCAGATGTTTTAGAACCTCCAGTAAAATCAACACAATACTCTAGATACTCTGCATTTGTTTCCCAGTTTCCATTTTCAATAGTTTGTTTAACAATAGGAATAAGTTCGCAAACTATGTAGTCTGCTGCCTTAACTATATCAAGAGTTCTTTTTGTGACATCATGTAGGCCTCCAATAGGAGTAGCCCCAATGTAAAACTTATTCATTTTTATCCTTTTCTATTCTTAGTGCTTCATCATATAAACGATAAGCATCGTTTAAAGTTGTAAGTGATTTTATATGCTCTCTTATCTTAAAGTAAAGAACTGTTTTTTCTTTGGTTGGTTGTGGTGGATTTTTTATAACTTTTTGTGCAGCGGTGTAGTTTAATGATTCCTTGTTCCCACCCGCTGCAGAAACAACTCTGTTAATTGCACTATCTATATCATTTTGTATTTTGTCATATCGGAACAATAAAATTTTATCTATGTTTGAAAGCAGACATGAGTAATAAGATATATACTGATTTACTTGGTGATCGATTAATGACATAACTTCTTTGTCAAATTTATTTTCTTTTGATTCTCTACTTTTATCAATAACAACCTTTCCCTGTACAATATTACCAGTATACCCATTGACCCATCTAAAACAATTAGAGGATATAGCGTCAAGTGGGTCTCGTATAACAGTTCCTATTAATACATCTGATGGGAATGTTCCTAAAAACAATACAGGCAAATGAGACTTAGATATCCAATCTTCATTATGAAAAAAATCTTCTCCAAACATTAAGTTTTTTGAAATTGTTGCTGCTCGAATTGCATCTACAAGCGTAGTTGTACCTGATCTTGGATAGGAGTTAATAAGAATTTTCATAAATTTTAAATCACTTATTTATCTCTGTTGGTTTGTAATATCCAGATCCACAAACAACTAGTACCATTTTTACCTCTTCTTCAGATTTTCCTAGAAAATCATTATTGTTACACCAGTTCAATAGTTCTTGTATTGTGCACCTAATAATTTTTTCTTTTACAGATGTCATGTCTATGCATAAAGAAACTGGTCTAGAGGACTCTAAAGTATTTGCTAAATCAGTTACTGAGTCTAACAAGTTAAAGTCTTTTTCAAAAAAAACAGTAGTCTTATCTCTATTTTTTAATTCTTCAAAAATCTCTAATCTTTCTTTCTTATTTGTTGGAATGTCAGATTCAAAAACATACTTCCAAGAGTCTATCCCGCTAACATTTAATGCAGCAGTAACCGCACACGGACCAGGAATAACAGTTATAGGCAGGTTTCTTTCCCTAACCTTCCTTACCAACTCATACCCAGGATCATGTATTAGTGGCATACCTTCAGATGAAACGAGGACCAGGGTTTCTCCATTTTCAATCATTTTAACAAAAGAATCTATCTCAGTTGCATTTACATGAACTCCATTTTCAAAGTGAGGAAGATATGTATATTGTTTTGTAGTTACAGAAATTCCATTTTGCTTAAAATCACGCACCGTGCCCTCTGCATTTTCAGAAATCATTATGTTATTTGGATTTGATAACTCTAGAATTGTTCTTTGTGGTGTGTCTGACCAATTTCCAATACCAACACCAGCGACTATTAGTCTTCCGTTCATTTTTCAATACCGTAAGAATATAGTTCTTTACCATTAGCCTCTTCAAAACGTAACCAACTGGATAGGGTAAATCTATCTTTGCCAATAATCTCAGTAACTCCGTGCTTGTAGTGTCTATTGCCAGGAAACCCAATTAGTTGTCCTGCTTTTGGCTTAATGTATACTCCTCTATCTTTAAAATACAACTCTCCACCTTCATAGTCATCATTAAGATATATAACCGAAGAAAGATGTCCTGACCATTTGCTTTCTGGATCTGGCATGTTGTAGCCCTCTTCTTGAACAAACCCAACAACATCTATATGTGGATGCATAAAAGATTTTGGTGGATGACAAAGTATTCCTGCTGCAAAGACATGGTGATCAGACCAAGAAGGATCATTATCATCGTTTGGCAAATCATACTTTGTTATTGGGCAGATATCATTATAGAAGTCTTCAGCGCTCTGAATCATCTTCCTTGTATACTTTAAATATAAATGCTTAAGTTCACTACTCATTGGCATACTATAAAAAGCAGTCTTTCCTTCTGAGTTTGCCATTTTTTTGCAGTATTCTAAAATTGCAAGCCTGTCATCATTTGTAATAAAATCATCTATGATTCTTATATTGTTTTCTTTATTGCCAATTTTTTCTGAAATTGAGTCTATTTGCATATTATCTCCTATCTTACGTTAACACCTATGTGTGGAGTCATAATTAAATTAGGTGCATCCCACATTGGATGGTCTTTTGGTAAAACTGTTGGGTTTACTTCATCCACAGCAGCAAAGATTCTTTTTTGATATAAATGCTTCATAAGTTCTTCTTGATCAATTAGGTCAGCACGACCACTGTTGACCAACAAAGCACCATCTTTCATGTTTTTTATTCTATCTTTACTCATAACATGATATGTTTCATCAGTTAATGGGATTGCTACTATAATAATATCTAGTTTTGGAATAAGTGCATCAAATTTGTCCATTGTAAAACTTTGATCATGTCCATCTTTTGAAAACGCATATACTTGAGTAAGTGGATAAAAGGTAGACATAAATTGTTTTATTCTTCCACCAACGCCACCGTTACCAATAATTGCAACAATTTTTTTATTTATAGTCCGAAACTGTTTATGATTAAATTCCTTGTTTTTTTGATCAAGACAAAAAGAATCAAATCCACGCATTGACATTATTGTTAGACCAACTGCATGTTCTGCTGCTGTTACTGCAAAATCTGGATCTCTTCCAATTTGGCTAGAATCTTCATTCTCTATATTATTTATTAGTTCGTCCTTGTGGTCAATCATTATAATGCCCCAATTTCCAAATCTTGTATCATTTTTTGCATCTATTTCTTCTGTCATATAATAATTATATCACACTATGGTATAATAGACTAATAGCCAAGGAGATTTAATGGATAAGAATAAATTAAACAATGTAACTAAAAATGTTACCGAAAGTAGAAAAGGAAACAAATTTTCATACACTTCGCCAATCCCAGGACTTCATATTTATGACAATGTTTGGGAAACATCTCTTGATTTTTTTAAAAAATTAGATACTGAAGAATTCTGGGATGCTCAGAATAACGTATCTGGTAAAAAGCAATGGATAAGAGAAGACTATTTAGATGAAGAAGTTGGAAAACGAGCATCAACTTGCTGGATTTGGAATAGTGAAGAAGTTAAAGATGCACTTGAAGAGGTAGTAGACTCATATCTTTGGCATTGGGATTTAGATCCACACAGCAGAGAGTCATTGAGAATTACAAAATATAGCAACAGTGATTTTTTTTCAATGCATGCAGATGATACTTTTGCTACACCAAGAACTACAGCACTTGTTTATTACCCAAATGATGATTACGAGGGCGGAGAACTAGAGTTCATTCATTTTGGAATTAAAATTAAGCCAAAAGCAGGGCAATTATTTTTATTTCCAGCAGCCTATAGTTACGAGCATAAGATATATCCAGTTACTAGTGGTAATAAAAGATATACATTGGTAACATTCTTTAATTTTATGACAGAAAAAGAAAGAGCAAATAGGAGTTCAATGTTAGATCCAAATAAATATTATCAGTCTGATTTAAAATATGTTTTTGATGATAATTTTGGAGAAATTTAAACAAAAATAAAAAAGGGGCCAATTAAGGCCCCTTTTCTTTTAACTATTTATAATGCAACATTGCCTTTTCCTCCGCCAGATGACTTCTTTGCAGGAGCCTTCTTTGCGGTCTTCTTTACAACCTTAGCAGTCTTAACTGCCTTGTCTACCTCTTCTGCAGATGGCAACTTGCCAAATGCCGAATCGTTAGGGTTGACTGCTCTAATTGCTACGGGCACGATGGCTCCAAGCAATGAGTAAGCAAGTGTCTTTGGATCTGTTACGCCAGAAGCGTACAGTGCAATTGCAGCACCAAGGACTGATCGTCCGTATGATGCAAGCATTGCCTTTAGTTGTGTTGTATTCATAACTTTCCTCCTAGGATATTACGTTTGTTAGTACTGTGAAGCCAATCCATAATCCAATAATTCCTGCGACTCCCGCAAAAACTGGTGGTGCTGGTACTGGCAATTTGAATGCAGCAAATGCTACGCCACATCCAAAACCTGTTAGTGTTGATAAAAATACATCTTTCATTAATAGTGCCTTTCCATATATTAGTATATCACTTATCTGTTTCTGGAAGAAGGGTTTTTAGTCTTTGGTATGAATTAATAAGCCTGTTAGTTGATTCTTCTGATATAACTGGTGGCCTATATTTATCCATATAGTCTATGTCCGATCCTACAGAGTCTACAAACTCCTGAATTCCTGCCTGTGCAGTCTCTATGTACTCGTATGCCCAATCTCTTGAGTCTGAAATAAATTTTAAGAATGCCTCGTCTGTTTTTTCTTTGTCAGTTTTGTTTTCAGCATTAGCAGACTCTTGAATAATTAAAAGCCTTAAAGTGTTTGCAAGTATTGCACGATTCTTTTTTAGTTGCAACAGATACATTGATAAAAAAAATAGTGTTGAAAATATAAATGCTATTACTATTAGTTTAGTCATACTTTTCTCAACTCTCTCTATATCCAATACTTAAGTATAGCAGTTGTAGCAAGTGTTGTCCATATAACATTAAATATTATAATTGTTGGTAGTGTTTTTACCGTTGA